TTGTCGTGCTGATACTTTATCATCGTTGAGATAATCATCGATCGCATTTTGCATACGATCTTTGCGCTGTTTTGAATACTCATTTTTCCAGTAATCGTCTGAGGTTTTGAATAGATCAGTTGTCATTAAAGTCTTCGTTGCGACGGTTGTCAAGGTATTCGATGATCTCACTACGCCATTCTAACAACTCATGATAGCATTGCTGATCATGTGCGTCTTGACGTAGTTGATGATCTGGTTTGAGAACGCTCTCGTAAAAGATATAGAACGCATCTTTACGTTTCTCATGTTTCGTGGTGCTAGTCCAATCCATGTGATACAAGCGTTATAGGGGACATTGTAGCATGATTACTCAATTTGATCAACCGATTCGATGTCGCAAACAGGAACTTCATGTTCGCCACCAATGATGTACCAGTGCATTAACTGTCCATGATACTCTGGATGAGCAACATACTCTGTAGTATACTCACGTTCACCACAATACAGAAGTTCAGATTCATGGATATTATTATCTCGTAACATCGCTTGAAGTTGCATATGTTGCAACTCCACCTTATCAGGGACTTTCATGTGGTTCAATGGACGCTCTGCTACCATAGCACAGTGTCAACCCACTGTCAAGTCCTCAAATTCGTTCAAACGACGTTGATGGACATAAAAATCTTTAATGTTTCCATCTACACCAATAATATACTCCAATTCATATGTGGATTGACCGACACAGATTGATCTGATATAGTCTTTCTGCTCACTGGTGATAAGTTCTAGTCCACCCTCACGAGAGAGCATGTCAAGAGAAGCATCAACCATATTTGTATTCTTAACAGTTTTATTCAAAAACAATTCATTATCATTATCAAATATCTCTGGATAACGAAATACTAATTGATATTTGATATCTGTACTATCTGGTAATATAGAAACTACACCCTTAACCATATCATATCGAGTCTTAGTCAAGATATTGAGTTTATTCAAAATCTCACTATTACTTACATTAAGTTCATATGTTTTATCATATACAGAAAGTTGTGTAGCAACTCCATTAGGATCATATGAAATTCCCATAATCGCTGCTTCATAATGATCTAGATCATTAGTAACACTGTCGATTTCAGTTCTGCATTCTCTAATGCTTTCATTATCAGTTTCTTTAATAAAAGTATCCCAGATGCTAGGATGACTAATAGTATTGAAACGAATAGGATTCTTACAATAAAATGATATAATCTCACCATCTTTATGTTCTACATACAAATATTTGTCAAAATAATAGTTTGGATCAGTTGTATGTTTTTGCTTATAATTGAATAGTTTGTTGAGTTTATCAATTACAGCAGAACTTAGTGCTGGCAAATAATTAGAGTCAACCAATGATGTAAACCTTCTAGGCATCATCTCAATTGTTGAGACATGTTCCTGTGTGTTTACATTATATTTTTCTACAATATCGAAGTCTTCGGAAAACATTATTCGTTAGTTGCTATGATTTGACCGCTAGTATTAGCAAGAGAATAAAAAATATAATTCTCTGGCGTAGATGTTGATGCTTGACTTTCTGGTAGATTTGACTCCAGAAAGTTTAACATATCAGTAATATCATCAACTTCAGCAAAAACATGTTCTGATTGAGTCAGACAAGTCCACATATCAAGTGGAAGAATATCTTTATAAAGTTGCATTGATGCATTGATAGCATCAACATCAGAACTATTATTCCATCCTGTTGATCTGAGATACAAGACAGATTTACCTTTCAAGGTAGCATATCGCTCAATAAAATTATCAAGATAAAATGCGTCGTAGGATGTGTTCATTTTAGTATTAGTTTCCAAGCAATAGTTACTCTCAATCCAGAAAATAATCTAGATGTTCCCTCTGCCATGTGTGGTGTGTTACCAGGGAAAAGAACAGCAGAGTTTGGTATAGGATTTTGATAAAATAATTCTTCTTTGTCAAGAAGAAATATAGTCTTTCCGCCCCACTCTGGTCTCCAGTTAGAATTTGCATAATATAATAGGGTTCTCCCGTTTGGTTCATACCAATCAACATGGAATTCTCCTTGAGTACCAAATGTATGCCCATTAGCATACACATCATACAAATCATAATCTTGTTGGGTTTTTTCCCTAATGATATTTAGAAGATAATCCGAAAAGTATGTATCATCTAAAAGATCCATACGCCAAAATGGTATACCAAGAGAATTGTTATTCTCATCTACATGTGATCCATGCCCATGTCTCCATCGTGGTTCATTTATTTTAGATGTAATTCTTTCTACTACATTAAAAGAAAAAAACCTGTCATATTGTATAATATCATTCATACTTCAATCCAACATACGAATACATCTCTCCTACCACATTTTACCTCATTTACTCTATGAAGTAAATTGCCTGGATATATTACTGCTTTGCCTTTAGATAATTTAATACTACGTTCATTCTCTATCACTAACTCACCGCCATCATAATCATCATTAAGAAAACAAGTCATACTATAATCTGATCTCACACCACCACAAGGATTAGCATCATAATGATTATCATACATGCCCCCAACATCATACTTGACAAAATATATCTGTGATATTATTGACGCAGTGAATGGTAATTTGTTTGCTATTATATCACGACAATACATATTCAAATCTAAATTACCAGGTCCATCAAACACAGTCTGACAGACCTTATTAGCATCTAGATTACTTTTCGTACCATCTTCAAATGTTAGGTATTTGAAGTATTGTGTGATATGTGATATCTGCTCATCATTTAGTAAATCAATCTCACATATCATAGTTCATTTTCATCAACAAAGAATCTATCCCAATCTACTTCAACATCCTCATTAATCTTCAATTCTTTCATCATATCCAAGATTTTCTGTGTAACTTTCTTAGTAGGAGCAATTCCTCTTTGTGCCAGGTTGAACATGTTGACCTCTCTATTCTTAAAGAAATCGGTTGATGCTTGAGAGTCATGCTTAACCCATTGATTGGTATCATCAGCATCCATAAACGCAGGAGCATCTGTTACACCATCATCCAACTTTCCATCTACATATAGTTTCCTATATTTTGCTGGGTCGATTGGAAATTTAAGATTGTATGTATACTTAAAATATTCCAATCCAGAGTTATTAAATTCTGCATTTGTTGGAGCAGGTGTAGAGTTGTCTCTAATCCACTTTCTCCACTTAATCCATTCTGCTTTTTCGCCTTCGTAAGTATCTTCAATATCAGGAAGAATTCTCCAATCAGACAGAGTTAGCATCTCACGCTTCTGCCTTTTTAGTTTATACATACGCTGCTCATAGAAAGCAACTTCTTTATCAACACCAGCAACTAAGGTATCAACTTTAAGGTTTTTAACCTCAACTACAACTGCAAAGAATGTTTTAACTAATTCATATAATTCTTTTGCCTGTTCACCTGTAGCACCTGTAAAGGAATATGTTTTCAAGTAATTGCTTTCAGTAGCAAAATCATACTTTACTCTTTTCCTTTGGCAGAAATATGTTCCATCATTAAAGTATTGAAAGAACTCAAGTAAATCTTTGTCAGTATGCCAAAATTCGTCAACTGATGTGTTTAAGAATTTTTCTTTAATTTCAGCATCCATCTTATATCGCTTACCATTATATTCGGTAGGCAACAAAGTAAATCCTGAGTCAGAACTTCCACCTTCTAGTATGGTATCGTTTGCGAAATCAACTTGAATAAGAGCTATTTTTTGTTCCATGGGTCGTTAATTACGTTTAATGTACCATCCTGTCAAAATATATTTATCTTCAGTCAAGACAGTATTGCCTTTATGTGTATGTGTATATCCTGCTGGCCAGATAACTACAGTGCCTGCCGTTGGTTTAATTCTTCTTCTTTGATACAAAAATTCTGTCTCTGCTTCACCATCTGGCATATCATTTAGATATATCATCCACACTATTTCTCGCATAGAGTGTGCTTCATCAGAATCTTCATAATGCCAAAGATGATACCCACCACCAGGAGGTGTTTTTTGTATTTTGATGTCAGAAGAAATTAAACTAGTTTTAGTTAATGATTGATATTGTGAGATGTAGTGTAATACACATGATCTTAGTATTGAATTGATCTTAAGTACCAAATCTCTGTTGGCATAATTTAATATAAATGCCATATCTTTTCTGTTCATCTCACCGCCATATAAATCTTGCGATTTAATAACACGATCAGCACTATCTACTTGAGATAAATCTAAACTTGGATTAATAACACATGCTTGTTCAATGGTATTGTCAATGAACTCACGTAGTTCATCACACACTGGACGGGGCATAAAGTTTGGCCAAACACCAATAAAATCATCAAATTCAACTTTGGTTATATTAGGGTCAAGCATTAATTCATGCGGTCTATAATCAGGTAATTTCATTCTAATATGCTTTGATGATATATTTAGTCTTATGGAATGGATTGATAATTGGCACTTGAATCTGTGGTGTCATTGTAACACTAGGAGTTGGTTTAGAAAAACTACTATTCCAGTTGAACGTCGCATCTGTCATATCCATAAAAACATCTGCTTGAGTAAATACAAGGTTAAGTTGAGTCACGCCATTTCCCAATCCACTTGTAATAGTACCAGCACCACCACTATTACCGGAACTAAAATCAACTTGAGCATTCTGAACAATATCTTCTGTGAGAAAGTGAGCATGTGCATTTGTAAATCCACTAGTGGGAATATATTGCTCAATTGTAAATCTAGTTGTTTCAGTATCAACAACAGCAGCTGCTGGGTTTGGTTCACCGCCACCAGTAGATTGTAAAGATGCCCCTGATAAACCACTAACAGGAGATATCCACCAGGTCATAAAATCAACTGTTGCTGTAGCATCATCATTCTCTGATCCAAAATCAGATTGACCAACGGCGCTGCTTGGAACATCCACATTAACTTCCCAATTAGTTGGCAAATTAGCAGCTGCCCAATCTTTCAAATTAAAACCATTGCCATAATACAATTTCATCTCATTTTCAAAAATTCCAAGACCACCAATAAAATCTGCCCATTTACCAGCAATATCATCAGAACTACCAACTTGATTTCTATAAGTACTTGTTCCAGTTTGACCACCAAACATAGCCCTACCAGCAGGAGGACCCCATTTAATTAATGGATCTCCACCATCACCATCAGGAAGAGCGGCAATATATGCATGATCATGTAAAGGAACATTCACCACAACATCTTCCAATGGACCAATTATACCACTAACTTGACCAGTAATAGAAAATATAATATCATCAGTAACTGTTTCAAGACCAGTTATTCTCACTGTGCCCAAAGTAAAAAATTGACTATCTACTCCACTGGTTCCCGTTCCCTGAATTTGTTCTAGTGGTTGCGAACCTAAAACATCTACTTTATCGAAATACCAATATCCACCTTCAGCACCAACGCTAAGAATAGATCCACCACTATCAATTGGTAGTGAAGTAGAATTACCTCTACTAGCATCAACTTGACCAGTTCCACACAATCTTCTATTTCTATAGTCAGGAATATTAAAACTAGACCCAGACCCTCCATAAGTGTATCCAATTACATCAAATAACATAAAATATTGAGTGGTACTTAAGGATTGACCTTCACATTTAATAAATCCTGGATATCTAGAGTTTAAATCTCCGTCCAGATCTCCATATCCAACTACTGAATTTTCTTTAAGAATAGGTAACACAGTGCCAATAGGATAACCATCAAATTTCTCTACTTTCTTACTATACCAAACACCTAGGTTATCTGGTGGTAGAGGTGCTGAGGCATAACTTGTTACTGTCCAAGTAAAAGGATTGTTTAAAGATCCTGTTCCTACTGTAACTACGGTAGGTTGTGACGTATTAAGGTTTGTTGGTACTAATGATGTTATAGCAAATGATGTATTTGAATTAGGATCAAAAGTTCTAGGACCAGCAACAGGAATATCAGAATCAATAGAAATTAAAGATCCATTCGTAGCATTGATAGTAATCGGTATATTAATACCGCTTATTGTAACCTGAGAACTAGTCACATATGTGTCTGGAACTTGATTGGTTAAATCCAGCGGGGGAGTAAATATTGCATCACTATCTGGTCCACTACCAGTTATAACCGTCCATGTAGATATAGTACGTTCTCCCACCTTAATTTGTAAAGTGTTAGGAGTATTAAATGAAGTATTTGATTGTAAATAAATTGTTAACTTATCACCATTTTGCACAGATGTTGGAAATACTCCAATAGATCCACTATTAACTCTCACACGAACTAAACTAGAATCCGTAGAAACTACCTCAACAGGAACAGATAAACCAGCTGTCAATCCAGTAATACCAGCAGATGGTTGCTGATCTGATCCAATCAATGTGTTAGTTAACTGACCCGTTTTATCTTGGAATGAAAAATTGCCTGGTGTATCATCATCAGCAACACCAGTGGTAACTGTCCAGGTTGATCCGTTTGCAGTATCAGCAATCGACAAATCTGTAAATACAGGTGTTAGGTTAGCATTAGAACTTGGAATTCGTAATTGTAAATAATCTCCATTACTTACAGTTCCACTAGTGGACCAAGCAGCACCAAGTAATACATCAAACCCATTAACATTAGTGCTAGTATTACCAGATACAGATAAAGCATATTCACCTGTGCCACTAACACTAATAGGAGCATCTTCATTCAATCCTTGTACTGCCAAAACCTCACTATAGATCATTGTGTCTGGTTCTACCGGATCTAGATCAGTAAAATTTGGAAATGGTATAGCAAAATTACCTGGGACAGCTTCATTTTGAACTTCCCATACTTCAGTTGCTGTTCCAATTTCAAGAACAACCCTCATAATTTGAGTATAAAAAGTAGAAGTTCTTCCCCTTACCTGTATCCTTGCACCATTTTCAACTGTTAAACTGGAAGCAGTATTATCAATCCAACCAGTATCCCAACTTCCATTACCATCGTAATCAATACGCATCGCAACATAATCAGTAACAGGAGATCCTCCAGGTATAGGAACATTAGATGAAATACCCACAGCTGCCTGTGTAGTTGGTGTTAATCCACTAACAACAACAATTGATTCTCCAGGTCTACTACCATCAGCAAATGTATACAAAGTATCAACATCAGCATCTTCAAATCCCTGCATGGGATATGGATCAGGAGTAAAATCCTCTTTGATCGTAGTAATTAACCAATATTGAAGTAAGTCACCAATCAGAAGAGTAACTGTTTGAGTTGTATCCCAAGAAGAAGGTGCCTTAAATTTAAACTGAACGTAATCGCCTTCGGATACGTAAAGTGGTTCATCATTTGGTGCAAATGAAAATGTCATTCCTCTTACAGTGTATCCCAGTGTTAGTATTTATCTATGATGTTATAGTTGACGAACATTTTTATAATCATTCTCTTGATTCGTGTCAACTTGAATAGGATAATTTGCTTTAATTTCAATATCAACATCAATATCATCAATCAAAATCAGATCTGACAAAATATCTCCTTCTGGACTAAAGACTGGTTCCTGAGATTTAATTAAATCATCTGTCTCTGGAATAGATAGATTATCTGGTGTCTGATCAATATTTACTGCGGTAGTTTCTATATCATTAGCAGTGCCACCTTCACCAACAACATCAATAGAAAAACTAATTTGGGAAGGACCAAAATTATTCCAAGGAACAACTATAGGAACAGTTCCATCTGCTTTAGTTTCCGAATCAGGATCTCCCAATTCAGCACCAGTAGCAGGTGTTCTATTAATTGAAGTTCCCGTTGTTGTTGTACCATCCAAATATGTATATGTTGGAGTAATACTTATACTAGTGTTAGCATATTGAGTATTATATTGAATGTTAAAATCATTTCCATAATCTACTTCATTTGGAACTGTTAAAGATGCTGTTGGAATTTGTTTTACATAAATTGTAATACATGTTACAGGTGATTGTCCGGCGACTCCATCTAAAAAAGCACAATACGTTGTAGTATCTGTCGGACATACTGTTTCTGTACTGGTTATATTTCCATTAGTTATAGTTCCAGTAGTCCACGTAATACTATCAGCATCTCCAGTATAATTCCAATTAATGTTGGCACATGATCCAACAATAATAGTGGTTTTATTAGCACTTATCTCAAGTGTTGGTGGAATTAAAACATTAACTGTAACTTGTCGTGTTGTACTTCCTGCAGGACCGGTTGCTGTTAGGGTATATGTAGTATCTGATTGTGGGAATACCACTTCATCACTAACAAAATCACTGAATGTAGTAGCGTTTGATAAAACTCCGGGAGTAATACTAAGACTAGTAAGATCTCCAAAGGAAACCCATCTTAACGTAACTGACTCACCCTGAATAATTGTGACAGTGCTTGTATTGTTTACCGTAAAATTAGCACTAGGAGGAAGATATACAATATGACCCTCAATATACCTCTCTCCAGAAGCACTAAGACTTAATACAATTTCAATACCAGCAGCAGCACAACGTGCTAAGAAATAATCATATGATGCTTGGACTGTTGCTAGAGTCATACTACCGGAAATATCAATCCAGATAGAAACAATCGTTCCATATGGAAGAGAACCAAAATTACAAATCGAAAACCAATCAGATCTATTACCAGCATTTCCGCCATCACGATTAACACGAATTGGTCCAATTGCGTTAGGATCTGCTGGATATGCTGTAGGCACATCAATACCACCTTGTCCTGATGCCTGTGGATCTAAGATATAGAAAGTTCTGTACGGGAATGCTGTTCTAAATCCTCTACGATTATTTGTCGTTCCACCAATAATAGCACTACCTGCCCACACATTATCCAAAGCTGATTGGCTATTATAATAACTACCTTGAGTTTCATCAATGACAGATACACAAGTAACCAACTTAGCAAAATCTACTGCCGTAATATTACTAGATTTAACATTAAATTCTTCATCAATACTTACAGGATCACTATTTGGTTTTATGAGATATACACCAGATTTAGTAGGCAAAGAGTTTCCACCAACCGAACTACCACTAGGTGTTGGAGGTCCACTACCAATTTGCCTAAGATTATCCCATTCACTAGTAGTGTTTACACCAACTTGAATAGGATAATTTGCTTTTATTTCCACTGATATATCAATGCCATTAATCAAAATTGCCTCAGATACAATTTCTACAGACTCTGGCGTATAAACTGGTTCCTGAGATTTAAATGCTTTCTCAGTTTCAGGAATACCCAAGTTATCGGGTGTTTCGTCAATATTAACAACAATTGTTTTTGTCTGTGAAATACTTCCACCATCACCAGAACCACTCAACTTCACAAGTATATTTCTTGGACCAAAATTATCCCATTGTGGGGAATAAGAAGAAGTTCCTTCTGATGTTCCTTCAGTAGATAAATTTTCAGCTGAACCAGATGGCGTTAATGTAATAGTTTTTTCTAGAAAAGGTACTCCGGTATTAGGACCAGCAGTATATCCAGAATTAAAAAATTCTAATTTCAAATCTATATTTGCATATTCTACTTCATACAAAATATTAAATGAAGTTTGTCCATAATCTATAGTATCTGGAATATCAAACGTTTCAATATTTGGTAGTGCGTATACAACAATTGTCAATGAAGCTTCTGGATTATATGAAACTAAATCTGTGTTTGTAGTACTATATCCTTCAGCTGTATATGTTGTCGTAACTGTAGGACTAACAAAAGATGTACTATTTAAATT